CAGCCGGTGTCAGTGTCCAGTGAGTAGTTATTAAAGCGGATGACCTCCTGACCGAGCCAGCCGTTTATCTCACGGATCCTGTCCTGTAACGGGATAAGCTCATTGCGGACAAAGACCTTTGCCACTTTCTCAATATCACCCAGCGACCCGACGTTCTCCGGCTTGCCGCCCATCAACTGAAAGGGGATGCGGTGCGCGTCCAGCAGGTCTGCGGCACTGGCTTTTTTGATATTAAAAAAATCGTCCTTCGTCGCCACTTCACTGAGCGGGATAATTTTAATGCCGTCGGCTTTTCCCTGTGGGGCATAGAGAAACAGGTTTTTAAAGTTGTTGCGGCCTTTCGACTTCACCATGTTTTCGCGAAGCATTTCGATATCGTTGCGATCCTGCACGGCATCAGTGACGTACATGATGTATCCGGCATGTGCGCCGTTTTCGTAATACTTGCGGCGGAACAGCGTGGCCGACTCATTCAGCCAGGCAGAGTTAAGGGCGCTGAGATATTCCGGCAGGCCGTACAGCTCCTGATTAATATCGGGCTCCAGCAGGTGAAACACGGAACCGGGCGCGAAGGCTGTCGGTTCGTTGAAGGACGGCACCCACCAGTAAACATCCTCCTCCACGCCACGGCGGGTATATTTTGCCGGTGAGGTTTCCAGTCTGATGACCTTACCGGTGGTGCTGTAACGCTTTTCCAGAAACGCATTACCGAACACCAGAAAATCCAGCACAAAGCGGCTGAAATCCTGCTGGGAAAGTCGCCGAAAATCGCCAGTGTGCATCAGTTCGGTCTGTCGGAAGAAACCCGGAAAGACGGTAAGAAAATTGATTATCCGGCGCGTCCTCTGCTCGGCTTTACCGGTGAGGATGTGCAGATGATTGAAGAGATTATCCTGGCTCACCTTGAGCGTTAGTTTTATCCAGGCAGAGGCTGATGCGCAATTAAACATTGAGCGGCCATGCTGGTCGCTCAATGTTTAGAGGCTTATGAGTGATTTTTATTTGATGCTTTGTATTCTACAACCTTCTTATTGGCGTAAAGGAATTTTGTATATGACAGGAATATAACCAGACCTGAAATGAAATAGATGAGGGATATTATTAATAATGCTTTTTTTTGGCTGTTATTATCTTTAATTTCCTGACTTAACCATTCCGAGTCCTCCTCGTTTAGCTGTAAGAGCTTATTGCAGGCGATCTCAGGAAGTGTGTCTTTTATAAATATGTTTCGTAGCCTCTTGCAATCGGCAAGGCTATAAGTTGTATTGAATTCAACTGTTTTATTGTTGAAGGATAAAAGAACTTTGTCACTATAAACATAGTACATCATATTTTTATATGGTATGCCTATGGCATCTCTTACTATAGCGGATTGTTTGTTGTGTATATAACATGCGAAGAGAATATAAATAATGCTGGACAGAATTACAATTATTGTTTTAATTATGTGTGGTGGTTTTGTTATGTCACCCCAGAAGCGAGTAAGAAAAAAATACGATGTTTTTAGTTTTCCATCAATCAGCCCCTGCTGTATCATTCTCACATCTTCGATGCCTGATACATTGATTCCGTTAATTATTTTAAATAGTTGAATGTCGCGCCATTTTTTGTCGAGCATTTTTAACTTTCTGTCTGAATACTCAAAATTGAAATGATGTGCAATAAACCTCATAAGATTACTTTTACCAAAGGTAATAAATGTTAATGCTATTAATAAAAATAGATACAAAGAGATAAACCACCACGCATTAGTCACATTATCACTGAACATTACGCTCTCCTCGAATGTTGTATGGTCGTTCTACAAATGAATCCAGATAGCATAACTTTTATATATTGTGCAATCTCACACGCATGAACACTCTCGCAAATATTCAGGAACTCGCGCGCGCACTGCGCAACATGATTCGTACCGGCCTTGTCGTCGAAACCAACCTTAAAGCCGGTCGCTGCCGTGTGCAGACCGGTGGCATGTGCACTGACTGGCTTCAGTGGCTGACCCATCGTGCCGGACGTTCGCGCACATGGTGGGCACCTTCCGTGGGGGAACAGGTGCTGATTCTGGCTGTGGGCGGTGAACTCGACACGGCGTTCGTTCTGCCGGGGATTTATTCCGGCGATAACCCCGCGCCGTCTGCGTCGGCGGATGCCCTGCATATCCGTTTCCCTGACGGGGCGGTGATTGAGTATGAACCCGAAACCAGTGCACTCACGGTAAGCGGAATTAAAACGGCCAGCGTGACGGCTTCTGATTCTGTTACTGCCACGGTGCCGGTGGTCATGGTGAAAGCATCAACCCGCGTCACCCTGGACACACCGGAGGTGGTTTGCACCAACAGGCTGATTACCGGCACGCTGGAAGTGCAGAAGGGCGGGACGATGCGCGGCAACATTGAACACACCGGCGGTGAACTCTCATCAAACGGTAAGGTACTGCATACCCATAAACACCCCGGCGACAGCGGCGGCACAACCGGGAGCCCTCTATGACAGCGCGTTATCTCGGAATGAATTGCAGTGATGGCCTGACTGTCACTGACCTTGAGCATATCAGCCAGAGTATCGGCGATATCCTGCGCACACCGGTCGGCTCGCGGGTGATGCGTCGTGATTACGGCTCGTTGCTGGCGTCAATGATTGACCAGCCGCAGACCCCGGCGCTTGAGTTGCAGATTAAGGTCGCCTGTTACATGGCGGTGCTGAAATGGGAACCCCGCGTCACCCTGTCATCCGTCACCACTGAGCGCAGTTTTGACGGGCGAATGACGGTCACCTTAACCGGCCAGCACAACGACACCGGCCAGCCACTTTCGTTAACCATCCCTGTGAGTTGAAACCATGCCGATTATCGACCTGAACCAGCTACCCGCACCGGATGTGGTCGAGGAGCTGGACTTTGAAACCATTCTCGCCGAACGCAAGGCGACACTGATTTCCCTTTACCCGGAAGCCCAGCAGGAGGCGGTCGCCCGTACCCTGACGCTGGAATCCGAGCCTCTCGTCAAATTGCTGGAGGAAAATGCTTATCGTGAGCTTATCTGGCGTCAGCGTGTGAATGAGGCCGCACGGGCGGTGATGCTGGCCTGTGCCGCGGGTAATGACCTTGATGTGATTGGTGCCAATTACAACACCACGCGTCTGACTATCACCCCGGCAGATAATTCGACTATCCCGCCGACACCGGCAGTGATGGAATCTGATACCGATTATCGTCTGCGTATTCAGCAGGCGTTTGAAGGTTTAAGCGTCGCCGGGTCGGTGGGTGCCTATCAGTATCATGGTCGCAGTGCTGACGGGCGTGTCGCGGATATCTCTGTCACCAGTCCGTCTCCGGCCTGCGTCACCATCTCTGTGCTGTCACGTGAGAATAACGGTGTCGCATCCGAAGACCTGCTGGCGGTGGTGCGTAACGCCCTGAATGGCGAGGACGTCAGACCGGTGGCCGACCGCGTGACCGTGCAGTCTGCCGCCATTGTTGAATACCAGATAAACGCCACGCTTTACCTTTACCCTGGTCCCGAAAGCGAACCCATCCGCGCTGCTGCCGTGAAAAAACTGGAAGCGTACATCACGGCACAGCACCGGCTGGGGCGCGACATCCGTCTGTCTGCCATTTATGCCGCTTTGCATGTGGAAGGCGTGCAGCGTGTCGAACTGGCTGCACCGCTGGCCGATATCGTGCTTAACAGCACGCAGGCGTCTTTCTGTACTGAATACCGCGTCGTGACCGGAGGCTCGGATGAGTGATTCGCGACTGCTGCCGACCGGCTCATCACCGCTTGAGGTCGCCGCCGCAAAAGCCTGTGCGGAAATTGAAAAAACACCGGTCAGTATTCGTGAGCTGTGGAACCCGGACACCTGCCCGGCAAATCTGCTGCCGTGGCTGGCGTGGGCGTTTTCGGTCGACAGATGGGATGAAAAGTGGCCGGAAGCGACAAAACGCGCCGTTATCCGCGATGCGTATTTCATCCACTGTCATAAAGGCACTATAGGTGCAATCCGGCGTGTGGTGGAGCCGCTAGGCTATCTAATTAACGTAAAGGAATGGTGGGAGACAAACGACCCGCCCGGAACCTTCCGCCTTGATATCGGCGTACTGGAAAGCGGCATCACGGAGGAGATGTATCTGGAAATGGAACGGCTGATTGCCGATGCCAAACCCGCAAGTCGCCACCTTATCGGTCTGAACATTATCCAGGACATTCCCGGCTATCTGTATACAGGCGGTGTGGTCTGTGATGGTGATGTTATTACTGTTTATCCCGGATAAGTGAGAAACAATGAGCACGAAATTTAAAACCGTTATCACTACTGCCGGAGCCGCAAAGCTGGCAGCCGCCACTGTCCCCGGCGGGAAAAAAGTAACCCTGTCTGCAATGGCCGTGGGTGACGGTAATGGCAAATTGCCGGTGCCGGATGCTGGTCAGACGAAACTGGTGCATGAGGTCTGGCGTCACGCCCTGAATAAAGTCAGCGTGGATAACAAGAATAAAAACTATATCGTGGCTGAACTGGTTGTACCGCCAGAAGTGGGCGGCTTCTGGATGCGTGAACTTGGTCTGTATGACGATGCCGGAACACTGATTGCGGTCGCTAACATGGTAGAAAGCTATAAGCCTGAACTGGCTGAAGGCTCCGGGCGTGCGCAGACCTGCCGCATGGTTATTATTGTCAGTAACGTGGCGTCTGTTGAGCTGAGTATTGATGCCAGCACGGTGATGGCGACGCAGGATTACGTCGATAAAGCCATATCCAGTTTTCATCGTACTGTCATTGATGATGTGGTTCTTCAGCATAAAGTTGTCCACGATATTGACTACGCCGGGATTTTTGACGGTGCGGATAATATGAGTCAGGGGTTCTGTATCTGTGATACGCCGCAGGGAACCAGAATGTTTCTGCATCAGCCTGTATCGGGTGGCGTAAGGATTGTTGAAACGACATTTAACCCTGACGGAGAAAACGAAAACCCGACGGTCATTTCGTTTTCTCCCGTTTTCGCTGATATTGGTCACCAGAGTATCGGGGCTGTATGTGAAGACGGTCGCGTGATGCTGTATACCCCGACCGCTGACGGCAAGGGTGTGAATATCATCAACTGGAATGGGGCTGACACCAGTCTGTTGATTGTTCAGTCAAGTAATGAAGCCGTCCATCTTCATTACAACAGGGATGACCGCCGCACAGTTTATGTTTTCGATCGCGCTTCTCTGACGTTTAAACACCGGATTTATCTGTCCACCCAGTCAATGGTGTCGCAGGCATTTCAGGGGATGGCCAGCGATGGTCATTATCTGTTTGCTTATTACGGTTATACAGGCGTATTTCTGACTCACCGCATTGTTGTATATAACCTGTCAACGGGCGAAGTTGTCAGACAGTTCAATGTGGATGGCGTTCGTGCCAGGTATGGCCGCCAGAAAATGCTGGGGAATGCAGAGCTGGGGTATCCCGTTTTGCAGGAAGCCGAAGGGCTGGCTCTTCATAACGGAAAACTGTATCTGCTCGATATGGATTTCTGGTGTCAGACAGCAGATGTGGTTTCTTTTGAGGGGGCATACTTTGCAGCACGTGCAACAAATTTTTCTGGCCGTTCCCCGGTGAATCCATCTTACTGGACGCCTACAGCATATGGAACGGCGGCTGCAACGAAATATGATGCCACGAAGTCTTATACGTGTGGCGTGGCGACAAAACGCAGCAAAGCTGTGGTTTCCGTGGAGGCTTACGACGGCACAGGCTATCTGGTGGACTCCGGCGTGGCGTTTCCTGACAGCCATGCTAGCCTTTTTCTGAGTCCCAATGCTGTAAATATTGCCCTGTCACCCAATGAAGACTTCCAGGTGGCAGCCTATGAGCAGAATCTGCGCTCGCATCGCCCGTTATTTGAGGTCAGAAAGGAGGCTCCGGATACAGACACTTCTGCTGCTGTTTTTCGTTTGTACGGGGATGCGTTCCGAACCGGAGAATACACAGGCCGCTTCGTTCAGTGGAAACACCGACTGAACACCGTGCACGATTGTCTGGAAATACGCGCTGACGTGGATTTGTTGAGCGGTGGCGGGATTAACCTTTACTCAATGAACGATACTCAGTCGGCGGGGCGCACAAGGCTTTATTGTACCGATGGCAGTGAGACCTGGTCTGTATTATTGAGTCCGGTCTCGCCGGCATTTCATCCCGACCAGGACAAGGCAATGAATCTGGGGTCATCGCCAAATCGCTGGAATGTGGCATACCTGCAGGGCGTGAATATTAAATCGGATGACGAAACCCAGAAGCGCATGGCCATCAGCACCACGCTGAAGGCGGGAGCTTTCCAGGTATCAACAGCCGGGAATCTGGGTATTTATGACGATTCTGCTGACGCTTATGTAATTGCAGCCCGTAGTGACGGCACTGCATTCATGCAGATGGATACAGATATTAACGGTGCATTCCGGCCATCGGTTAACAATACCAGCGACCTGGGTGCGCCCAACAAAGCGTTCCGGAGCGTGTATCTCTGCAACTCGCCGACCGTTGTGTCGGATGCGACGTTAAAGGATACACCGCGCGATGCGACGGCAGCCGAAAACGCGGCATTTGCAGAAATAGCACGGCTTCCGGGCGTGTGGCGCTGGTTACAGAGAATTGAGGAGGAGGGCGAGGACGCGCGTCTGCACGCCGGGCCGACAGTCCAGGCCGCGATAGCGGTGATGGAGAAACACGGTCTGGACTGGCGGAAATACAGCGCATTTTGTCTGGATTCGTGGGAAGCGGAGGAGGCACAGTACGAAGATATACCGGAAGAGTATGAAGATATTCCGGTTCAGCCAGCGATTTATTCGGATGAAGGGGAGCTGTTGAGCGGGACAACTCGTGTGCTTACCCGACAGGCGGAAAGGGTTCTTGTTCGCCCTGCAACCGAAGCAGGAAGCCGTTATCGCTTCCGGAAAGAGGAGCTTCTCTGGTGGTGTCTACGTGCTGTTGTCAGCCAGGTGGATTTGTTAATGGAACGCTTTGTTGACTTAAATCGTCGTTTGATGAAGTTGGAGACTTCAGAATAAACAAGCCTTAATGAGTATCTGCTTAAAATAGTGTTATCTACAGATCAAACTTTAGTTGATACGAGTCACTGTCCTCCCCGTAACAACTGGAGTTAAAAGATGTGATGGCATATAAATATAACATCAAATAATTATTTTTTTTGCCCCTCACCCTTAATT